GTTAGTGGAGCCATGCAAGGCATATTATCCCGATTTGTTACGTATCGAGAAGAATTCGCCGCAACAGAAGAAGAGCATGCAACATTGTCGGAACGCGAGGCAGATGAGAAATCAATGAAACGTGCTGGTGTGTGGGTAAGGAGTTACTGCAATAAGATTGCTGGACTCGACTCTACACGCACTAAAATAACCGGTGCTGCACTACGATCACTCTTCCGCGCCAGGGAGAAAATCAATCCGGAAATAATCAAGGATGACCTTGTAAAGCGATATGGAGCTGCTGGAGAAATGATGTCAGAAGTGATGATTACACAACCACCGCCTACCGCAGATAAGATTGATTGGGCGGCTGTGAAAGAGACTGCCGAAAAGAATGTGAAGACTTTCTTAGACGCGGCTGATGAGAAATCGAAAAAATTACCTATTTACGCCAAAGAATATGTTAAAAATGTACGAGATGGGTGTGTTAATGATCCAGGACATTTCTTCAGAGTATGGAAACAATGGCGGCCGGATAAAGTCGGCGCGGAAGAAAGCATATTCAAAAAGAAGATCGCCGTATGTGAAAAAGCACTCAAAGACAAAACATACGCTTTGCGGCAAACAATGGTCGAATATATGAATGTTATGCAACAATATGACAGAAAATTCACATCTGCATACGATGTCATGCGAGACAAAATTATTGAGAGTGGTGATAAAATCGAGATGGATCTTGTAAGATACACTAACGAATTTGATCATGAATCTCTTGAAATAATTAATCGTGTGAAAGGAATATTCAATGACATTGTGGCTATTAAGTTCGAGGTTGAGAAATTGTCAAAGATATCCGCAGCCATGCATGAGGAGAAATTCAAACGCGTGCAGGCAAATAATCAATCACCGCAAATCAATGCCAAAAAGGAATCTAAGGAAACCCAATGGACCGATGTCAGCGATACAGATTTTGCTTAACTAACTAAGCATTTGCAGCCAAAATAATGGCGCATATAAATTTTTTCCATTATTATACGTGGTTAAGTATACTTAGGATGTATTTCGAAATTTCAAACGATACAATGTTAGCATTAGTTGCATTAGCAATCCTTACCATAATAATTTACATTTACTACACATCCGCCGAACAATACGTTCCCCGTGATAAGAATTTCGAAGAAGTGATGGATGAATACAATCCGGCCGTTCATAACCATATAAAAATGCTTAGAATCAAGAAACAGAGTATAGAAAGTGAACTTGCTGAAATCGATGGGCGCATCTTAGAGATTCAAAATACTGATCTCGGCGGCCATAGTTCGGCATACTTCACGGCGGAAATGAATAAATTGTCCACAAAACGGGCTGCCGTTAAGAATAGACTGGATCTCGCGGCCGAAGAGGAGATAACTGCGGGAGAAAATGCTGGCGAGTATGTTCGGCAAGTAAACATCGCGGAAAATTCACGCGATTAATATATATACTACATTGCACCACACATAGATGACTGCAAAAACAATTGCAGTGGCAGTTATAATAGTTGTGGTGGTTGTGATTATTGGCGCCGTTGGGTACAAAATATATACGGATAAACAGGCTCAATATGCGAAAGAATGTTCTGCAAACATTTACGCGATGAATCCATTATTATTCAATAAATATTACTGTTTGAATCAACTAATCGCGGGTGTTGAAACAAAACTCGCCGATGCTAATAATAAAATAGCATCATATCAGTCCATGATTAATAGAGGTACATTAAGTACGGATGCTATTAACCGCCTTCAGGCCGCAATAGAATGCCAAAATAATTATGCTACGTATCTCTCTGGCTTATTAAATAAATACCGCGGGGAGTCTACCGATTCAATTAAAAATTCCGTCGTGGAACAATGTGGTAAGTGGTATCCTGTTGATAGTTCCGTTGTTACTGATGCTGGTAGTGTGCTGCCTGACTGCAGTGGAGTTCTCTTGCCCGGAGTTACTACGGCGGATCTACATCCTACTATTGAGTGCTCATTGCTTTCTGCGTAATCAATGCCGGCGCTATAAGATCTAATTAATATTTTCCTCGCAGAATAATTTTTATTATTTGATTTTTGTTATATAAGTATATACAGACGCCGTACAATATATTAAATATGTCGGGAACAGAAGCCATTTTAATTGTTCTTGTTATAATTCTCATCTGGATGGTGATGAAAGGTAAGCAAGGAATGCAGATGAGTGCCGCCCCATCTGGTTGTGGAGTTTCCCTGCCTACAAAACAGTGGGATTGCATTAATAGAAATACAGGGGCTACCACTGCGGTGAAGTTGACTCGTGCTCACCCACCTGGTTGCGCTTGCACTTCATGCCGCTCATATGATAACATGGCCAGGAATGCTATGAATGAACAGATGGAATATTTTGCTACTTGCAAGGACACTGATGAGACATCTAAGGCTCTTGATTGTGTATGTGGTGATAATGAGAAGTTTAGTTTCGCGGAGAATGATTATGGAGCCCCTGGTATGGATTATAAGGCTTATGTTACATCACAGGCCGTTGATGATAAAGTAATCAAGAACCACCTTGCGTACGTTGAGGAACGAAAAGGCCTTGGACCTGAAGGAGAGTTCACTGGACGCACTTATTCGCCCGATTCTCACGATTCTTATGATCCGATACCCTGGATCGGGTTACGTCGTCCGCAATATGTATCCCAATGCAACCCCACGACCGTGCCAGATGTGGACACAAATTTGTACAAAGGCAACCGCCCGTTCTGTTTCTGGACTTAAAACGTCTATTAGAAATGAAAATCAGGGTAGTTGTATTCATACTCGATTTATTAAACAGATTGTCAAATTTAGTTCGCTGAGTGTTAGTATTTTGCGAAAGTCGTTGTCAAGGTATTTCAGCGCATGGATTGCATGATAAATTCAAAAAATTTTTTATTAAATTGAAATATTTACACCGTTATCGGATCATATGAAATCTTTTTTAATGTATTTCCATATTTATCCATTACCCAAAGTATTACCGAATAACCTTTGGAACGAACCGCATCTATTTTTCGTTGCACATTTTTAGCATAATCACCGCTTTTTGATTTCACTTCAACAAAGGTAAACGTACCGTCGGGATTTTCTAATCTGATATCGGGGAAATATACTCTAGAAACACCTTCTTCATCAATGTAGTCAAATTTTGGCATCAAACCAGTCGTTGTTAGGTCATATTCTGTTTTAATATGATCTTCATTTATTTTATCTACCTCTATAAGTTGTTTGAGTACAAGATGTTCGAATCCTTGATATTCGAACCGTCTTCCATTTGGCGAAATGTATGTAGAATGAGCTTTCTTTGCTTGAAACATTGGAACTTGAGAAGCATTCCTAACATTGTATCGTTCCATCATAGTATTTTCAAGTTTAAGCATTATTTCTCCTCCCTTTTTATACGGTTCCGGCCCATAATTTGATTCCAGTGTTTCTCGTTTCTTCTTTTTAATCACCGGAGATTGAGAAACATTCTTGACTTTGTATTTTTCCATCACAGTTTTGTCCATCTTTTGTTTCACTTCTGGGAGCAATAATGTCGATGTTACTCCATGTTTTTCGAACAATTTTTCTTTTACAGAAGCTTTGTGCGCTTCATTTTGCATAGTGTTTTTCATGTTCTCTGTTCTCCTTTTTCCAGAACATTCATCACAACCGGTGAAACTTGGTCTTTTTATTACTTCCCATGCACTTACTTTTATTGTCCCGTTGTTGCAATTTCCACAATAATATTTTACCATTATTCTGCTTTTTGCTCCTTCTCTGTTGATTTCTATGAACCGATGACCATTTTTTTCAAGCTCATCTTTTACCTTTTTATCCGTTGCGGATACTTTTCTCGCTCGGGCAACAACATAAGCATCGTGGCGGACGTCCGTTCTTCTGTCTGATCTATGCATTATTTCACATTGCACGCAATTAATATTTTTTCCAACAATGAAATCAGACATTAACGCTGACATTTCATTCTTTCCGCAAATGCACGTAAATATTATTCTTACGTTTTCTTTTTGTTTTTCGGCTCGAATAAACTTCACGCCTTTGCTTTCTACAATAGATTTTATGTTTGGATCACCGATCGCAAATTTTTTCATGCAATTATCGCATTTTGGGTTATTTTTTATTGATTCCCATGATTTTGTGAATATGTTTGCGCATTCACAATAATAACTAATGATTGGATTCTCCGCGTCGTCGTTTGTTATTTCGATAAAATCGCATTCTATTTCGGTAAGAAAATTTGATACCCTTGTTTGAATTTCCATAATGTTTTGTGGTTGTGGTATAATTGATGATTGATAATTTATACTATGCTATTTTCAATTTTTAATAGGAAATTCATCAAATGGGAGTGGGATTACACTGCGCTACGTATTGTGGTCGTATTGACCCTATCCATTGTATAGGAACAAACAAATTTATCAATCGTGATTTTTGATTTACACAATAGGATTTGCTTAGATATGAACCTCATATTCACGTGGTAAGAGTGTGTGTAAAAACAAGCTGGCGAAAGAAATTGAATTCTATAAATTTTATTCATTAGCGAACAATAATGCTTACAGCAAATGGCCTTCCAATTAAACGAACATCTCATGGAAAACTTATTCCACAACTTACAAAATATTCTGATAACCCAAATGGCGATGATGATTTCTTGAGTTTTATTGGCATTAGTACCCAATTATATTCATCAGAATGTTGCAAAAAGAAATACGTATGCGTGTTGTGTTCATCATGTGGAATGAGTGTAAATGTTCCAATAAATAGCAACATAATTTTGACGGATTATGACAAATGCAAAATGATGAGAATAATCAGCAGAATACATTTTCATAAATATAAATATGAAAATTTACTATGGGTAGGTTACAACAGTAATGATGAATATATTTATTGTATTGATGCATGCGGAAGACACATATTTGGTGATTATATTTTGGAAGATGGCGGTAATAATGGATTACCAGAAAATATTACATGTCCGATGTGTGACGGAATGTTTTATTTTACTAAGTCATTGCATATAATTAGCCGGCAGGAGAGATTAAATATATTCGATTTATACAAAGATATGAATTATAATTACAGAATGGACAATCATTGTTGCTGCGTGAATAGTATTTTATCCGAAAACAATGCCTCTGAAATAAAAGAAATATATGATTCCGTGACGAATTATACAAATGCGTTATTTGTAAAACCAGAGCCTATTTTGAGCAAACATGAAAATATTTTGATCGACATTAAAAGCCGCTGTGATTGTGGGGAATCATTTATCACCAAATGCGTAATATGCGGCACAAATAGAAAAATTAAAGGCAATGAAATAAAAAAATATTACAATACATCTGTTTTACATCATTTTGGAAAAAATAAAGTATGTCATGATTATACGGATTTTATTATGAATTCCAGAACATATGATGGTATAAAAACATGCTGCATTGTTTGTGGGGAAGAATACACAGATTCAATATCAAAGGAAATTGTAATAGATCATTTTAAACAATGCGTAGAAGCCAACCATAACAAATTTTCCGCGGAAGAATATAGATGCTCCGCATAATTAGTATCTAATATTTTTTATGAAAATTGAATCCGAGATAGTATTATTACACAACAACAAAACGAATAATGCTTACCGCAAATGGCCTTCCCGAAAAACGATCAACTGATAGCGTGATGCATCCGACCCTTCATTCTCATAGTGATATGACTCATGATAGTAGATACTTTTTAAGTTTCGTGAACGTATGTACTCCTTTATCTCAGTCTGTGTGTTGTAAAAAGAAATATGTAAAAATAACATGCAGCCTGTGTGGTATAAAAATAGCCATTCCAGCGGACAATATTGAAATAGGTTACGACGACGTGACGGAACTGATAAAAATCGTTGATAAAATTCATTCGCATGACGATGTGTATGAAAGAATAGTAAATGTAAAAGATAACATACAAAGAAAACCCGTGTATCACATTAATTTTCGCGGAGAACATATCATGGAATCTGGTGAAACAGTGGAGAATGGAGGAAATCCTGGAATACCCGACAATATACAATGCGCTGTTTGCGACAATCCGATTCAATTTCGGCGTCGCGTAAGAAACTACATAAGAAGAGGAAGACGATTAGATATGGCGGAACTATTTAGTGACATCAATACGGGGTATAAAACAAACCACAAATCGTGCATAAAACGATTCGCAAAGAAGGAAATTACGGAAGAGATAAGGAACATATTTAGTGCAGCCATGGAATATCTAAACGGACTTGATGAAAGATCCCTGCCTTCTATTCCAAACGACCACGAAACCATATTAATCAATATTATAAGCAGGTGTGAATGCGGAAATTCATTCATAACCAAATGTGCAGTGTGTGGTATAGAGAGAAAAATCAGAGGGAATGATATAGATGACTATTATGAAAAGGCTGTTCTACATCATTTCGGCAAAAAGATAACGGAAAATGATCATACCGATTTTATAACTCAAAATAGAACTTCTGAAGGCATGACAACAATGTGTGTTATTTGCGGGGAAGAATATCCAAGCCCTGCGCCGAAAGAAATGGTTATAGATCACTTTAAACAATGCGCGGAGGCAAATTGTGCGATATTCGCGGCGGGTGGGTATCAGTGTTCCGCGTGACGCTGCGACCCTTCAGGGTCTTGCCCTTCTGGCCCCTTCGGTCGTGTTGCGTTCTGATTATTTATATTTTTTTTGTTCGCAAGATCGGCAAGTGAGTGATGTGCATGCGAACGTAGCGAGGGGCCCAAAGGGCCTCGTAGAGTAATATTGAATTCGAATGAATATGTTATTATTGGGACAATACAATGCTATCCACAAGAGGAATTCCAACAACGAGAGAAGGCGGGGAGAAAAATAACCATCCATCGATTTCATGGTACAAAGAATCAAAGGAAGGCAATTATTTATTCACCTTTATAGTTATTGGCACACATAAAAAAGCGGGAATTTGTTGCAAAACAGATTATGTGTACATTTATTGTACTTTATGTGATTTGCAAGTGAACATAGATATTCAGGAATATATAGACGATAATGATCCCATAAATGAAATTGTCTGCAGGGTTCACAGCCATGATGATTTGCAAAATAAGTTGATTCACATATTACCACGTGAGGACGGCCAATTTGGCGAACAATACCTTGGAAGCGCTACTAATGAAGGAAATTTTGCTTCTCCAAAGGATATTAGATGTGGAATTTGTAATAAAAATATCATCGGCAGGAGACATGGCCATGTGGTTAAAATGGTAAATTGTGTAAATGATCTTAACAGACATTACAGATCGGATTGCACCATTAGTAAACAATGTCAAGCAAAAGAAGATTTATCATTTAATAGAAATGAAGAAATTCAAGCGATTTATAATGCAGTGAAGGAGTATATTGATAACTTTGCGGTGCCAATACTCAGACCACGATCACCTGATTATGTTGATGATTTCGTTAAAATTGTAGGCAGGTGTAGTTGCGGCAGGAGTAATATTTTGCAATGTAAGGTATGCAAAACAGAGTGGAAAGGATCGAAGCTGGACCCGTTTCAATATGGAGTTATTATACGAAGACATTTCGGCAAAAAAACAGTATTATGTACGTTTGAAGATTTCGTTTACTCGACGGAAACAAACCGCGGAAAAGAACAGCATAAACTCGACCGTCTGACTACATCACGCTTTAATAATGATCGCCAGTATAGATGTGTTATATGCGGGGAAGATTACGGAGATACTGATAATGGTGCATTGCCACCGAAGGAAATAGTGATTGATCATTTTAAACAATGTTTAGAGGCCAATTCTCATAAATTCGCGGCAGGTGGATACTCTTGCGCGCATTAATATGTGGCATTAATATTTTTTTGTATGCACGAGGCGGGCCATAAATTAAAGTAAATATTGAATCCGGTGAGACATTAACAAATATATATAATTAACATTGACAAATGATTACCGCGAGGGGTCTTCCGACACTGCAAAAAGAACACGAAAAAGAAACATATCCAGTACTTACATGGTGGAATTTCGGCAATGGAGAATCCGGATATACATTTCTTCGTATGACGTGGCAGACTCATAAAGGCATGTGTTGTGAAGTGAAATATTTATCCATTTATTGTACATTATGCAATTTATGTGTGAATATTGATGTTCCGGATTTGAAAGGAGGTATTATTGAGAGAATTGCTTACGAGTTACATTCTCATGACGAATTTAAAAGCAGACTAGTTTATATTGCACCCAATGATTTCAACAAATATAAAGGAAGATATGTTAGCGCCATAGATGACACTAGTACTGTCATTTCGGTATCGTCCCCGAGAGATATTATATGTTGTATATGTGGCAGAAATTTCACTAATCACGTATATCCAGGATACATATTGATCGATTTTCAATTGTATGATAATATATATGGGCTTAATCAACATTATATGCGCGAATGCACGGTTAATAAATTTTGCCAATCAAGGGAGGATTTATTATCTAACCGAACGGAAGAAATCTACGCCATTCACCATGCAATAAAAAAACGATTAAATGAAATAGTTGATACGCCCGCCTCTCCGCGTGATATTGAAACCGAAAGGTATTATTCCATTCTTGTAAAAATATCAAGAAAATGTCATTGCGGTGAACAAAACATATTACAATGTGCGGTATGCGGAGTGGAATGGAAAGGAACCAAACCCTCAATGATAGATTATGAATCGATTGTAAAACAACATTTCGGCAAATCCCACGTGACATGCGACTTCAGAGATTTGATATTCGCGGAGAATGAAAACAAGGTGGTTGCCAATCGCAACAAAAAAAGAAATAAAAAAGTCCGCACGGAACAACAATATTATTGTGTTATATGCGGAGAAGAATACGCAGGTACAGGAGATATTAGCTCTGACAATTCATTACCGCCAAAAGAAATAGTGATTGATCATTTTAAACATTGTTTAGAGGCCAATTCACATAAATTATCGGTTGATAAAGGATTCTCATGTATTCACTAGCATGATGTTCGTCTCGGATACCATTTTTTAATTAAAGATAACGTCGCAGCATATGCAAACAGACAGTAAATGGGCCGTATTATTGAAGGAGTGACTACAGTGTTTTGTCCGCCATTTCGCGATAGCGAACGATGGAAACGTGCTGGAGTATCTGATATGTTCATCCACAACTATGATTTCGAAAATATTATCCAGAGGATAATTACACGACAAACAATAATGATGGAAAAGAAGCGAGATTTCGACGCTACGGCTAATATTATTCTTGATTACGTGCAAGACGACCGCATAGATCCCACACCTAATGAATTCTGGAATAAAGAATTCGGCTTGGAGTCTAAGATGCAAAAATGCAAAGAATTAGGCATTATATTTCACATGGATTGTGATAATATCGAGAAAGTCATCGAGCCCAATTTTCTTTTAATGTACGCGAAAAGAATGCAACAATCTAACGAATAATATTATTCAGTGCGCGCTGAATAACGAGTCGTAAAATTTGAATCTGTGTAATTATATGCATCATAACCGTTTATTATGCTTCCTCACGCCAGAAAATCATCCGAATATGACTGCGGCCCTAAACGCGCCCCTAAGATAATTCTAGGTGTGCGCTCGACCAAGCCTAATCTTCCATCGTTTGTAACTGTTCTTGCAGGAACAAAAAATACCGTCTGTTGTGAAAGATACAAAGTGCATTTTCATTGTAGTTTTTGCAATATTTGTATAAAACAAGATTATAAAATCAAAGGCACTAACGTGACGCCAATAGCGGGAATATTGGATGACATGAAAGCAGAACATTCGCATGGAGAAATATTTGCTATCACTGATGATTTCCTAGATAGAAAATTGGAAAAGAACGTGGGTATCGCAGATATTATGTATCATGAATACACCATCGAAGAGAGGCAAAAATATCATAGAAATATGCCATGTATTGAAAATTGTGTAATAAACCTGAAATGTTTATTGTGCGATGAATACTATCATAGGAATTCGATTCTAGAATTAAATCATTCCATATTATTATCCCGCCCGTACAGCGAAATGACAACAATATTACATAATGTGATAAATTTCCATCTTGCTAAATGCAGAGCTGTTCCAGAAATCAGAAAGGCGGAATCTGCAGCCACAGAAACATTGCGAGAGCAGATAGTAGCGAGATTGAAAGCAACTTATGAAACCATATCTGCGGGGTATAATCCATTTAATTATATGAAAAAATATGACCCGACAAAATGGAGTTACATAATCGATGTGGAGAAATGTCGTTGCGGAGATTCTTTAATTGTAATTTGTAAAATTTGTGGGTGTGAGCATAAAGCAGAACTACCCACTCTAAATCACATGACGGGGATTTATCGTTGCATAGTTAAAAACCACATAACCGTAACAAAAAGCTCTATCACACATGATTATAGAGACATGCTTGCGGCAGTAGATAGAAAACTCATTGATCGAGGAAGAAACGAAATTCGCGATGAAATAAATTGGACAGGGGCGGGTAAAACAGTAAAACAAAAGATAGTAAGCGTTCCTGATTGGGAATTTGACGGCTATAAATGTGTAATATGCGGGGTTGAGTATGAGCAACACGACAACGATGCTGCTGCTTCCAGCCGAGTTCCAGACAAGTTATTGGTTGAAATGCATTTAGAAGAATGCTTGACAGCAAATAGACAAAAAATTAGAGACGAAGGGAGGCTCTGTACCGCATAGCGGCGTACTCGATGCGCGACAGATTTAGTGCACATATATTTTTTTGTTACGTTCAGCTAAACAAACGTTTATGCGCATCATGAAATATTGAATTTAATGAATAGATGTTTATTATCCACACAAACGAATTATGCTCGCACATTCGAAAGTAAAGACATTTCAAGAAGAATTGGACGAGAAGACTGCTAAACATTCCCCCGCTGGAATGTATCGTCCTCCAAAATTTAACAAAATAGCCCAAGAACGCGGATACAAATCATTGTTCGTATCATATGGAATAAAAGAGAATATAGAAACCAAAGGAATTGTAACATGTTGCAAAAAGAATATGATCTACTTTAATTGTTCTATCTGCGACATACACATAAAATTCATCGTGCCAAATTACATCACTTACATGAATTGGAAAGTGATAGAATTTCATCAGCATAATTTTGACGAACGCATATTCACAGTGAATGGAAAAATATGGAACAAACCACACCGCTCCGATGAATTTATGGAAATATTTCCGATAGATAAAATGTCAGCCGCTGATGATAAAGATATATCTTTCGTAGTTTTAGATTGTTTATTGTGCAAAGAGCGTTATCCGAAAAAAACAATAAAAAATATCAATAGTTATGTAAAATATCTCACACGAAGACATATGGAAGAGAGAAAAGAAAATGAATACGTGGCTAGATGTACTTTAATGAATGAAGTTCATGATGCGTTTATGGATAGAGCACACAGACATTTGAGTAAATGTCCAAAAATAAATGAAATCAGAAAATCATTATTCGGAGAAGATAATAGAGTAGAACATAACAGATTGGCGGATGGTATCCGGCATGAAATTTATACAGCGACGGCAAAATACCGCCCCCCGACTAATGATCCCAACATCGCGAAATATGGATATATATTGACTGTAGAGAAGTGTAAATGCGGAGATGGATGTACTGTTGAATGCAAACTATGCGGCATGAAACATGATGCAAACATCAATGGTTACACAAACATCCGCAATAAATACGAACTCATAATACGAAGACATATTGTAGGCAGCGCTGGAATTGTTAATTTTGATTACACCGATCTTCTCGCGCCGATAAACAGAAGGCAAGTTTACAAAGGCAGAATCGTAACACACAAACAATACAATCACTCTCAACATGTTTTGGAAGAAAAACAAAAAGAAATACCCGTTTATATTTGCGATGGATATAAATGCGCTGTGTGCGGAATGGAATATGAAACATGTGAATCAGATGGATTGGGTGTTAGCGTAATGCCTAATAAAACCATTGTGCTTACACATTTGGCCGAGTGTGTGGAATCCTCCCGGCAGGAAATAATAAACAGTGGGAGGCTCTGCGTCGCGTAACGCGCCCTACGGGCGCTACGCAGCGCTTGCTAGGATTTGATCGCTCTTGCTCCCTTCGGTCGCCGCGCTCAAATCCGTCGCTTCGCGGTTAATCTTGTGCTCTCAAATTATGCGAAAAAAATATTATTATGTTTTTTCATACTTGCAGAAAAGTTAAATCGGAGATACTTCTACTGTAATAGGGAAGTGATCAGACGGTGCCCAATTATGATTAGGACGGTTTACATCCTCAACCATGGCATCACTGCCTATAATCCCAATAAGCAAAATATGGTCCAATTTCCCATACAATCGTAGCGCGGCTTCTGGAACATAATCATACGGATATGGAGCAAATGATTTCAATGCAATATTTCCAGTAGTTCTGCTGATAGCAAACTCCGTAGCGGAATAGCTTCCAATTCCCGCGTTGAGTCTAATCATTTGCTCCGGGCCTCTGCCATCGGGGAATGAATTAAAATCGCCACCAATAATCCATTGCTTGACGTCAGCGTGTGAATTTCTAAATTTTATGATTTCATCAACAGCCGCCATTCTTTTGTCGACGAACATTGGGAAATGAATGCATCCAATCATCATATCGCCGCTCTTAATCCATACACCACACGATGTATTCGCGACAAATTCGGCGGGAAGAGTGTTAATTACACCAACGGCCATGGCTGTAAAATTCCCATCCCTCCCAGGTTCATTCATATGCCACCAATTATACGCCGGATATTGTTTCTTGAATTCTTCAACGTATTCCACCGGAATTTCTTGAATGAGCATTATTGCCCCACTAAGACGAGTGAGTAAATTAAGCACGTCGGTTTTCCTATGCTTCCAATCAAATGCTTCATATGGGCCGTCAGCAGTCCTGCGACTGTGATTAATATTGTAGCTTACTACCTTTTGCATCCTCGATTACATAATATGCCTTAAATTCAATATTTTCGCGTAATGACCGCAACGGCCTTCGGCTATCCCCCCGAAGAATGAATATGTTATGCGAAAAAATATTGAACGAGAGATTAAGTAAAGTATTGTTACAATATTTGCGCCACGCACAATAATCGTAGTTAATGCTCCCTCATTCAAACAAACAAGCCTATTATTATCGTGATGATCAATTTCGTGACCCGCCCACTGTTTACATAAGAAGATCGCATAACAAGAAAAACCAACAACCTTATGCTAAATTAACTGTTCTGAACGTACGTGTGCATACGAAAGTAGGAAAATGTTGCCGCAAAACAATACTAACCGTAGAATGCAA